CGGCTGTGCCGTAAACCGCCTTGATTCGCAAGCGCCCAAGGTTATTGCCGCCCTGATCCTGCATCTGTCCCGTGGTCGTGCGGGACAGTGACGCTAGTACGTCATATTGCATGGAAGCCATAAAGCCTCCTATCAGGCGTCAGCAAACGGAGTGGCAGGAACGCTAGTGCAAACAATCACGCCATTGACCATATATTTGTTTGTGGTCAGAGAAGTGATTTGAATGCAAGTGCCAACGACACCACCTGTGGTGCTTCCATTCAGGTTAATGAAGTCGTTGGTTGCGCCCGGGATAAAACCGGCCATTGCGCCCGAGGTATCGGAGTCAATCGAAAGCACGGAGCCAACGAATTTGTCGGTGCCGTCAGTGCCGATTTTCACGGACGATGTCGCAACAGTCGCGTCCACCCAAATGGTGAATGTTGCGCCTTGGTTGTTGGCATTATCCGGGTCAGCGCCGGGGCCAGAAGACGCCGCATTGGCTGCGGTATTGATGGAAGGCAGGGTAATGACCAAGTTGGAGGCCAGAGTGCCGCCAACCTTGATTGTTTTGCCTGCGTGAGCGGCCACTGAGAGAGTGGTGCTGGAGGTCAGGGTAATGATGTTGCCCGGGCCTTGGGCGTAAAAACCGTTCAGCGAACGGACTGGGCCGTCGAATGTCGAGATTGCCATGATCAACCTTTCGTGTTGTAGCACATCCTCTTACCGTCTCTACAAAGTCCGCTAGGCCGGTCGGTAAGAGTGTATTTCCTAGACTGAAGCATCATACTGCGTTTAAACAAAAAAGGGGAGGGCATTCACCCTCCCCCCTTTTTTACCCGGATTACGCTCCGGGAGAGCCGTACACGCCGAGCGGGTCAGACCAGCCAAACGAGTAACGCTCGCGAGCCTTGTAGCGCACGTTGCCCGTATCGAAGTCACCATCCATTGAGGTGGCGAGCGGGGTACGAACGAAGTGCTTCAGGCCGTTGGGAACGTCCGTGGTCAGGAACCAAGCATTGTTGTCGGTCAGGAAGTGGTTAACGGTGTAACCACCCGGGATCGACCCGTTGCTCTTCAGGGCGTTGATGTCGTTGTTGTTTGTGGAGACGCGCAGTTCGGTCTCCAGCAGACGGGTTGCAACGAACATCAGGCTCGGAGGAACAATCAGTTTCCGGGGCTTGGCGGCGATCAGCAGACCACGCTCATCCGTCCATGCAGCGATCTGAATGACAGCGGCCTCAAGCGAGGTCTCATTCAGGTCGGCGGCAGTGGCAGGCTCATTTGAGTTCACGCCACCAGAAACCAGAGGGTGCAGGGTCGAGAACAGTTCGACGCCGTCGCCACCCGTGTAGGTGGACGAGAAGCCGTTGTTCAGGACGTTCGCAGCCTTGATCTGCTTGGTGTACGACATGGCGCGAGCCAGTGCCTTGGTGTAGCGAGCCGAAAGAGAGTCATAGAGGTTGTCCTCAATGGCCTCTTCCGTCAGGCTGAAACCAAGAGCAATGGTTTCGTGCTGATAACGAGAAGTCCATGCTTCCTGAGCATTGTCATAAGCGATGGCGGTGCCTTCGTTTTTGACAGGAGCGGCAGAGAAACCGGACAGTTTCGTCTCTTCTTCAAAAGAACGCTCAGAAGATTCGGTCTCGAAAATCGCTTTATGCTCTTCTTCGTACCCCTCATATTCCAGACCGAACAGAGCGTTCAGTCCGGGGAGAAGTTCCTTCAGTAGTTGTGCGCGTGAGATAGCCATTTATCAACTCCTTCCAGTTGCATTCTCATACAGGGAGATGCCGAAGTTGAATCGGACAATCACCTCTGTGTAAGAACCCGGGAAACCAGCAATGGCGGTCTCGGGCACAACGTCCACAACACGAATCGGCAGAGTGGTCTCTGTGTCAGTCGTATTCAGGACGGCGTTTTTGGAATTGCCGGTAGTCGCGCTTCCGGTGTTTTGCACCAGAGAAACGTTCTTGCCGACGGCGGATTGCCCAAGGAAACCAATGGTGGTGCCAGTGGAAACCACAGCAACTTTGTACAACTGATCGGGATCATCTTGTACATATGCCTTCATTCCAGCAACGTTCACAGCGCCCGGGTAGTACTGTTTAAAGATGGGCTGTGAGGTGTTGGGATCGACATATGTGCAGCCGAGGAACACACCGATAGTGGTGGCAGTGGCAGTGGTCGTAACCTTGGTGACATTGCCGTTGTTATCAAGCGTCACCACATCGCCAAAATAAATGGCTGTGGTTTCGTTTTGACCAATCGGCATATCTCGGGTTTGCCCAGCATACACCTGACCACCTAGCAGGTTCACGGGAACCATGCCGTAGGGGGCGCTTACTGTAGGATAAGGCATTACTTACTCCTTAATCTCGCCTGCCCTTACTTGTGGTCGATTTTCGATCACTGAACAAAGGCATACGAGGATCATTTTCCTTCATCAAGTTGGAATCTACGGCTCGCGTCTGGGCGTCTGTTTGATTGCGGACATAATCGTTCCGCTGTTCGACAAACTCCGTTGGCGTTTTGCAGAGAACCAACCCACCAATCTCGACCAGACCATCAGTCTTGCCGGGATATTGCATTTCTGAGTGATCTTCCCGTTTAACCGGAACCCATCCCTCATCCTGCTTGGACATCATGTTTCGATCATCCGATTGCCCCAGAATCGCTTTGCGAATCCAGCGGTACGAATAACCATCCTCTTTACGAGGACTGGGCAGCAAGGAGGGTGGTGTCCAAGCCCTTTTCCTTAGCCCTGTTTCGCGAGTTTCTTGGTCTCGGGGGGTGCGATCAACCATTTGTCATCTCCTTTGCGACTTGTTCCGCATATTTCTCCAGAGGTACTCCCAGACGCCTTGCAATGGCAACCTGAGTCTTAGTCAGCGTGATCTTTTTAGATCCAGCCGAATTTCTGGATGCAGGAGCGACAACATTTGAGGCAGGCTTAGAAGACCTGAATTTTTGCGGGAACGAATCCCGAACGCGAGCATCCAATTGCTCGAAATAGGCGTCCGATCCTGCGACATATCCACTCTGGACGAGTTGATCGTGGATACCAAAGGCGGCACCTCTCATAACTGGGTCTTCGTCAAACCATTGGTTTTCAGATACCCACTGACGGGTGCGTTCGTCAGGAACAATTTTGGGTTGTTGACGAGTTTCTACCGGAATTTCTTTTTGTTGTAAAGGGGCTTGATATTGGGGGCGATAATTATCAATCTCCCGCTTACCAACAACGGCCTCAGAGATTTTGCGTTGCGCAGCAATAATCCTCTCTGTATCGCCAGCCTCATAAGCCTCTTTGTATTCTTTCTCTGCCTGAGAGATAAGGGCTTCGTGCTTTTCCTTGCTTGTTTCTACAAGCGCACGCTCACCCAGAGAAAGGCGCTCCTGAAGCATCCTGTTTTGTTCTGCCACTCTTTGGGCATAAGTCAGGGCTTCGTGCTGCTCTCGGGCAAGACGTTCTTTTTCTCGCCGTTCTTCGTGATAAACGGCGCGAAGTTGGCGAATCCGCTTCTGGACGTTGTCTGAATACTGCGAGATTTCGTCGTCTGTTACTTCAACAGAACCCTTTGGCTCTGGCTTGCCGCGATCAGGTTCCGGGGTGTCGTCAATGATTTCAACATTGGCTTCACCTTCAATTTCAATCTCAACGTTCGGTGGGTTACTCGACATACAAGTTCCTTAAAGGCGGGTAAGAACCCGTGGATCGGCAATGACAGCCTCAACGGTGTCATCGTTAATGAGACGAAACTCTTGATCACCATCGGGTGTTGTGATCTTGAATCGTGTCCCTGAATACGACCGCATGATGATGTAGTCGCCTTCTTCGCACCAAGGCCCGTCCGGAAACTTGTCCGGGTCTTGATAGGCCTGTGGGCCGAGTTTTACAACCAAGCCAACAATTGATGCGATCTCCTCCTTGTGACGGGTGGATTCCGCAATAACGATGTTTGAATCTTTAAACGTCCCTTCCTTTTTGGGAATGGCAATCAAGATTCGATAGCCCTTTGGTTCGGGCAACTCAAGTTTACTCATCAGGCAAATCCTCAATGACTCTGATCAATCTTTGAAAAGCACGAATTTCTCCCACGGCCTCCCGATAGGCGTGGTAGTCCTCAACGGGATTGAAGGCAATTCTGTCCTTCAATGCCCCTTGCTCTTTGCGAATCTCATCGAGGAGGTATTCCTTTAGACCCAATGCTGGCTCCCACTTTTAGTCCCTCAATTCGCTCCTTGGCGCTCATGGACTTTTCACTGTCCATAACTTTTGCGCCAATTTGCGCCCCGGCAATACGCTCCTGCGAAGCAATACGCTCGCGCTCGCGCTGATCTTTTGTGGTCAGGTCTGCAATCTTCAATTGCATATCTGCCGCATCTTTCTCTTTCTTACGCATGACCTCTGCTTCGCGAATGTTCAACTCGCGAATCTGCTGCTGCAATACAGGGTCTTGCGCTGCCTGTTGAGCGGCTTGCTGAGACATCTCGGACTTGTCTTTTGCAAGCAGTTTTTCAGACGCCGCAGCGACAGCCCTAGAGAGTTCCACCTCAATGTCTTCGGGCAGTTGCTCATCAGGCGGGGGCAGGGGAACGCCAAGCATCTTTTCGATTTCAATGCGGTACTGGAACCCAACGTGTTCGTTGATGTGCGCCATCATGGCCGCGCCAATCATCTGTGCGCGTGGGTCTTGCCCGATGATCTTTTGCATCTTCGGGTCTTGCATTGCGTTTAAATGCACCTTGATGTGCGCTTCATGATCCTGATACAAGAACGCTTTGACCGGCTTGCCCGTTATGACCGCCATGTTTTCTGTCACGGGGTTCATGGGTTTTTGATCATCTTCAATCGGGATGATCTTGGCGACGTTCTTGATGCCGAGAACCTCAAGCATTTGACGATGCAGTTGCGGCAGATCGTAAATCTGGGGCGCTGAAGAGGCCAATTGCAAAGCGGCTTGATACTGCACCACCCGCTGCGCCATTGTTGACGCATTGGGGTCGGACACCGGAATGATGTCCACAATGTCGTAATCTGCTTTTTTGGCTTTTTTGGGCGCGTCAACTTCGTAAGAATACGAGTCTGGCGTGTAGTCCCGGACAATGGAGGCAATGAGTTTAAACTCTTGCTTCATGGCCGCATGGACACGGGCCTGCACTGCGCTCATGACCTTCAGGGTACGCTCAAGAATTGCAAGCGTTGTGCCCACGGGCGCTTGGTTGGACATATCGCCAACCTTCAGGTCTGCCACAGAGGCGAACTTGCGGCCTTCCTCGACAATGGCGTTCAAGAGATTGAAGAGCGTTTGGCTAGGCTCTTTGTACGGCAGGGGGACAATCGAATCCTTGATTGTCATGCCCGTCACATCGACATCTCGCCACTCGCCCGGAGCAATCGGCGTGTCGTCGCCCTTGACTCGCAGGTCTTTGGATTTAAACCCTCCGGGCAGATTCGACAGCGTGCCAGCATCAACCAGTTGCCGCAGGATTGATGTCGCGCTCTTGGCAAATCCGCCCACAAGATGGATCAGGCCAAAGCCGTAAAATCCAAAGCCGGGGATGTAAATGTAGTGGGTGAAGTGCATCCGCTTTTGGCGGGTCTCATCGTCTTCAAGATAGTTGCGTCGGATGGACAGAACTTCGCCGCTTGATGCAATTGTGATGACGTAGGGCAGCGCAATGCCGTCTTCGTCTTCGTGACCCGGGAGATCGTAGTCAATATGGACTTCGTAAAGCAGATGCCGGTCATCATCAATCAGGTTGATGCCTGACTCTTCATCTTTTTTCTTCTGGATTTCTGAAATTTCACGCTGCGGTGCAGCAAGTTCAATGTCGCGATAAAAGCCCGCAACCTGCAATTTTTTGATCTGATTCTCTGTTTTTCGCATCCGGTGCGCGATTCGCGGCGCGGATTGCAAATCAGATGAACCGTAAGGAACGATGATGTCTTCTGCGGGGATAAACATCGATACCTGCCGGTTAATGCTGGGATCGAAGTAAACCTTTTTAAACGCAGAGCCTGTGATCGGGAGGTTCCAGAGTAGGCGCTCATGCTCATTACGATACTCAGCCATCACCTCGGTGAGTTCGTAGTTCATGTCGTCCTGCACACGCGCAGCGGCCTCTTCTTTTTCGCGTGTCACCTTGCCGATGATTTTTGTCTTGACCGGGCCGGACGCCGGGAATGTCTCAAGAATGGTCTCTGACTGAAACTTGACCACTGACTCCGCAAGGATTGGGTGGTAAACGCCGCAAGCACCATCCCAAGGCTCGGTGCGCTCATCAATTTTCAGACCCAGAAGATCCAGACCGTCCTTATAGGTGCGCTCCCATTCTTTGCGGGACGCAAGGTCATCATCAATAAACTGCATCAACTCTTCGGAGATGAGTTGAAGTTCGCCTTCCGACAGGTCTTCGGCAAGGTTTTCATCGAAAGACGGTAGATTTACTTCGATCTCAACCGCAGGCTCATCGCCATCCTCAAGATCAATTTCAATCGACAAATCGGGGAGTGCTTCGGCTTCAATTTCAAGCCCAACAGGCATCGAATACAGTGATTTTTCCATGACAACCCTTAGTAATATGCCGCCTTACGGGGCATAAAAGAACCTTCGACTTCGTCTGAATCCAGTCGAATAAAGCCGCCCTGCCTGAAGCGAAGCAACGCTTGGGTTGTTGAGTCCACCAAGTCATCGTGGTCGCCGTTTGGGAACGAGGCGAGTTCTTCGACCAGTTCATCTGCCCAACGAGTCTCGGGCCTCCAAACCATTCCGGACGCAAAAAGATCGGATATGGCGTTTGCACGGGCAATCTTATCCGACCCTTTGCTTGGCGTGTACTCTGAAATTGGGATGCCCATCCTTCGCATCTCATAAATCAGCGGCGCTCCAGCGGCCTTCTTCTCCACGATCAGGGTGTCTGGGTTCCACTCCTTAAAAAATTCCATTGCCGTTTTTTTGAGTTCAGGGAACTCCATGCGCTCTTTAAACGCATCAAGAACAATGATGTTTGCGACCTCAGAGCCGTCAATGTCCCTGTAAAAAACGCCCCATGTCGTACAGGCGGAGTAGTCCGCCCTGTTGTTTTTCTCAAACGCCGTGTCCCAAGACTGGATGATGTAATCAACCTGCGGCGGGCGCTCGCCCTCCCAAATCTTCCACATTTCTCGCTTGATAATCGCGCCTTCTTCGGAAGTTGGGTTCTGTTGGTACTGGGCTTCCCACTTACCAACGGGCAGTTCTGCCTTGATGGCGTCGAGTTCCTCCTGACGCCAAAATTCACTCCACAGGGGCTTGCCGGATGGGAGAAGGGCGGGCAGTTCAATGACCTCCCAATCCTCCAGATCCTTCTTTGCCGCTGCGTTCAGGATTTGTCCGGTCAGGTCTCGCTTTGACCAGCGGGTCATCACAATAACGATTGAGCCACCGGGCTGCAAACGCTGGCGTGGGCCAGACGAATACCACTCATATACCCGGTCGTAGACGGCAGGATTGCCCTGCATCGCCTCTTGTTCCGAATGGGGGTCATCAATGATGAGAAGGTCAGCGCCTTTACCAGTCACCGCCCCGCCAACACCAATTGCGAAGTAATCGCCACCTTTTGAGGTGTTCCAGCGGCCTGCTGCCTTTGAATCAGCGGACATTTTGGTCTGAAAAACACCTTGGTAATCCTCAGAACCAACCAGATTACGGACTTTCCTGCCAAAACCGACGGCCAATTCAGCGGTGTGCGCAGTCTGAATGACCTTTTTTTCAGGGTAAAGGCCAAGAAACCAAGACGGAAACAGGTAAGAGGCGAACTCAGACTTCGTGTGCCGGGGAGGCATATTGATGATCAGTCGTTTTAACTCACCTCGGGCCACTCTTTCAAAGGCATCTGCCATGATTTGGTGGTGCTTCCCGGGGATAAACGCAGACCACATCTGCCGCACGAACGGCATGAAGTTCTGCCTGCATCGTTCACGCTTGTCAGCCTGCAACAGAGCGTGAATTTTTTCTATTTCCGGCGATCCTTCGGACAAAATGTCCAGAAGTTCAACATATTCCTTAATTTCTTCTCGGGTCAGAAGATTATTCATAGTGCGAGCATCTTCTCGACCGAGCGATCCCGCAATTTCATTGTCCTGACCTTATTCGGGGTCGTCACAAGCAGACCCATATTCTCAAGATCATGAACAATTCTGTGGATATTGGAGCGTGACTTCAGGCCCAAGCCAACGGCTACGTCCTGCATTGAGGGCGCAAACCCCTTAATCTTGATGTAGGCCTGTATAAACTCCAGAACCAGTCGTTGGCGCTCTGTCACTTCCACTCCGCTTTCAAACAATAAGCGGAGTTTAAACACGAACAATCGTTCGCGCAAGTGGTGCTGGCAGCAGGAGTCGAACCCGCAACCTACCGCTTACAAAGCGGTTGCTCTGCCGTTGAGCCATGCCAGCACGTTAATCATTCTAATTCGAGGTCTGGCTGATCCGGCGCTTTGTAATTCTCAATCTTCACGCCATCCGACAAGGCGTTTACAAGATCATCCTGAGAAGCAACCCGAACTGTAAACATGGAATTTGCCGCATGGGTGAGTGCCTGCTGCCGAACAGCGGCCCTGATCAGGCGAAGTCCATTGGGTGTGCCGACGATGTAAATACGGGATTGGGCCATTTTTTGATCGTTGTTTGATTGGATGTTTAAACGGTCTGCTCTCAAAGACTCAGCGTTTAAATGCTTTAAGCCATCGATATGACTCGGGCTTTTTTGTGGCGAATCTCGGAATCGACAAGATCAATCGCCATGTCCAACTCTTTGATGGTTATCGCATCGAGTTGTGCGTCGTGCAGTTCGCTGACTGCGTTGAGGGCTGACATTTCCGTTGCCTTCAAAATAAACCGATTGCTGTCTTTGCCTCTTACGCTGACTGCGTAAAGGGCGTCCAAGCCATCTTTCACCTCCTTTGAGTATTCCCTGCCGAAGCCGAGCCTGTGCATGGCCTCAACAAGATTGACCATGTTGATTAAAGAATTGATATCGCCTCGCACTGCCTTGCCTTGTGTAAGGTTTACAAGTGCCATGTGATTGACGATTTTTAATTTATTGATGTGTTCCGTTCTTGATCTAACTGGCTCCATCCCCTCAAGGACGTATCCAATTGGATTTGAAAGTATTGGCCTTGGCCGGTATTTGCTTCTTTTGCGCATTATTTATTCACAATCCAAAAGGCTGCGACATCGGGCCTTGCAATCCTTCTTTTTTGGAGGATTGACGATTTCTGGCCTGCCGTCAGTCTTGATCTGTATGCGCGTGTCTTTTCGGCGCTGCTGATTGCTTTTGGCCTTGGCACTGATTTTCCGGGGCCATATGCATAAAGGGGAACATGAAGACCCTGCGGCTTTTTGTGAATCCAGTCAACGATATGCACAAGGCCTTCAATGTGCATATCTTTCAGTATTCTTGAGATTGTTTTCTTGTCCAAGAACACTGTTTGTGCCACATCGTTTGCCGTTTTTGGGACAGACAAAGAGTCAAGCACAAGATGCCACGAATTAAATTTTCTCACCCGAGGTGCCCCGACATTTTTGCTTTACATGGGCTGGTGTGTCTGGGCCAAATTCAGAAACACTGCAATTTTCTTTTGATTGCACCTTAGCAAAACTCAATGTGATTAAGACCGCGATAACCAAAATGATGATTACAACCTTATCCATGTAACTCATGTCGCACCAATACAAAAACAACAAGCACAATCAGGGCAGATATGCAGATGCCTATAACAAACCCATCTACCCAATCTGGGATTGGTTTATTTCTCTCTGGGCAATTCCTGCCCTGAAGGCATTGTTCATCGCAGCAATACCTGATTCTATTCATCTCTTCCCCTTTTGATTTCTGAGTCTCGGCGTCTGTCGTAATAAGACCGCTTGTTTAAATCAATTTGACGGGCTATTTCTTCAAACTGCCTGCATTGTTTGCACTGAC